ATCGATGATTTGTTGAACGCAGATTCCGCAGTAGCAGAAGAATTTGAGAACTGGTGCAGAGAATCAGATGACGGTGGAGACGTTGAGAAGAACTGCAAAACTCATCCAGATGCTCCCCATGGATTCTTACGGAATGCATCACACAATGCAGATCGATACGTCTGTGAATGTGAACATTGGGAGGAACCAAAATGAGTGATAGCACACCACAACATATCACATTCAACCCAATTACCTATATATCCCCAGCCCCAGTATATAGCGGACATTGGAGTATTGGTGGCACGAACGGCATGAGAATATGTCTAGTAGAACGCCCAAATTGGTTTCACCAAAAGATGACCTACATTTTCATTGGATGGAAGTGGACTGACACTAAGGAAAGCGCATGAGTGAATGTCCAAAATGCGGAGTGGAGTCAGGTTCTCATTTTGTAGGATCGGGTAATATGCCTATATGTCCACCAAAAATGAGCAGACCAATAGCATGGCTTAATCCTGACCCTGATTATGAACAGATATGCCCCGAAATTGGATTTGAAGCAACAATTTGTGAGCAACATCCAAGAGACTTGGGATGGATACCACTCTACGCACAACCCGCATGGTTGGGTCTGACGGATGAGGAGATAAGTGAGGTGCTTGGATCCGATATACATTCTGAACACTCTGGGGAGTTGACTTTTATCCGAGCCATTGAACAAGCATTAAAGGATAAGAACACATGAGAGTGCCAATAATATTTTCTGCTGACCAGATTAAAAGTTGGGACGCACAGACGGAAGCAAAGAGGGGTATATGGACTCAAGCCAGACCTATGTCCCTATCGGGACTGAACATATATCGGAGAATTTCTGCTGCTTGGATGGTATTCACTGGGAAAGCAGATGTATTAATTTGGCTGGGCGAGGAGAACACATGAGTACATACACTCCAAATCGCTGGGTAGTGTTGGAGATGACCCATGGTGATGATGTTATCAATAAAGTATTTGGTGGATGGTACGGTGGATATACTGGTGCCGATTCCTGGAAACTGAGTAGCGGTATCACTGAGACTAAAGAGTACGCAGACTACTATGAGTTCACCAATGTATCTGGATCAGTGTACGTCTGCCACAAAGAGGCAGAAGGATTCAGCAGTTATATGTTTGACATCTATAGTGGATGGGAACGTGATATGGAAAAGGATACTTCCGGTGTTGCTCTGGGACTCAAATTGATAGACTATGGCGATGAGGTTATTCTGTAATGAATAAAATCTCATACTCCACGAACTGGTGCGGTCCAATAAACACTAAGTGGATCGAGGAGCACGGCGAAGGTTGGTCAACTGGTCGCATCGATATTATGGGCACAGAAAATCCTTGGGGCACTGAACTCAGTCTGCCACCAATCAGATCAGAGGACTGGAATAGACTGAGTGAATGGTTATGGGACTTTGAAACTGATACTCTGTATACACTGAAAGAATTGGTGGCAGAATATGAAAAGACAAACCCAAAGATTACTTGGTTGAGAGAACGGGACTTGGAGAAATACGGAAATGAATAACATAGATCTAAAGAAAGAGTTCGAAGAATACTTTCACGAACTGGAAGGTTTTACTTTGCGTAGTGAACGATTCTACAATTCCTTTTCAGAATTTTCCAACAAGACAGCATTGGCAACATCCATGAAATTATGGTTAGAGGCAGCATTCATACAAGGTGCCAGATCAATGTCGCAGGATTCCGTAGACACTCTGAGAGATTATGGTACTGCTTGTGCTGGTATTGAGTATCCGCAATTTACTCAATCAAAGGCATTTGATATTGCTGCCGATAACTTGATGACTTATTATACTCAGATTTTATCGGATGTGGAGTGAATAATGAACAAACGAATTAAAGAACTTGCTGAACAGTTAGATCCTGTTGCAACGATTGGCAATTGGGGTAGAGTTGAATGGGCAGATAATGTCTATCCACAACTGGGTGATAAGATGTATGCTGATATTGATTTGCAAAAGTTTGCTGAGTTGATTGTTCGGGAGTGTGTCGATATTGCTCATACCAATGCTGATGTGGATGAAACCTATGATTATGCTTGTCACACTATTGCTTGGAAGATCAAAGAACATTTTGGAGTTGGCGATGAATAACGTAATACAGGATCTAGCAAAGTATGCTGCTCAACTAAAAGAGGATATGGTCAATAATCCAGATGCTCCTTCATATGATGAGATATTTGCAGAGTTGATCGTTGCTGAGTGTGTCGCTGCTATTATGACCAAGGATCGGTATCGTAGAGAATATTTTGCTCGTGTGGTGCAGAGGCGTTTTGGAATTCTTGATGACGGTGATGACGATGAATGAACGAATTAGAGAACTTGCTGAACAAGCAGACATTGACTGCGAACTGCTGACGCGATGGTTAAGACCTAACGCATATATTTGGACAGCAACAGATGATGAGTTAGCAAAGTTTGCTGAGTTGATTGTGAATGAATGTGTCGATATTGCCGATGATTATGTAAAGGATTACTGTGTTGAAGAACATATAAAATATAACCACCCTAAAAGCAAAATTGGTTTAAAGATCAAAGAACATTTCGGAGTTAGTGAATGATACTCGTAGACTACAGTCAGACGGCACTCAGTGCTATCCTTTCATTCCAGAGAGAACTCAAGGGCAATGATGCAGATGTGGTGAATCTTATTCGCCATGTGATACTATCATCACTTCAGAATATCAAAAAGAAACATGGCAGAGAATACGGGCAATTGGTTATTTGCGCAGACGGCAGGAACTACTGGCGCAGAGACATATTTCCCCACTACAAGGCAGGTCGTAAAAAGACCAGAGATGCTTCTGGGTTGCCCTGGACCTTGATATTTGATACCATGAGTTCAATCAGAGACGACCTACAAGAAAACTTTCCGTATAAGGTTATTCATTATGACCGTGCCGAGGCAGATGATACCATTGCTGTACTATGTAAGTGGACGCAGGACAATGATCTGATCCAGGAAGGACTTGAAGAATCAGCACAGAAGGTATTGATCATATCCTCTGATCACGACTTCAAACAATTACATAGGTTTCCCAATGTGCGGCAGTGGAGTCCAAAGATAAAGAAACTGATGGTGGCAGAGACAGACTATATGACTGTGGGACATATTCAGCATATTGTCAAGGCAAGTGATGACGGTATTCCCAACATACTGAGTGCAGATGATGTGTTTGTAATTGGCGAAAGACAGAAGGTGGTATCTGCCAAGCGACTTGCAGAGTTTGTTGAGCATGGTTACAATGGTTGCAAGACAGATGATGAACGTAAGAATTGGCACCGCAATATTCGACTGGTGGACTTCGAGTTTATCCCCGCAGAAGTTTCTGAAGAGATTATAAATAGATTTGTGACAGGTGTAGTCGTCAACGATAAAATGAAAATTATGAATTACTTGATTAAGAACAGGTGCCGACTTTTACTAGACAATATTGAAGGATTTTAAAATGACAAGATATATCACAGAACTCCTTGAAGAGATCAACAAAGATACAACCGTACTATCGAAACACAAAGCAGATGGTGCACTGAAAATCGTATTCAGTTTCGCATTCAGACCTGAAGGCAAATTCATTTTGCCTGAGACAGATCCTCCATTCAAAGAAGATGCGGCGCCAATTGGTATGTCCCCCACTAACCTTATGCAAGAGTTGCGCAGGTTCTATGTATTCTGTCGCAAGGACCTCACTGCAGTTCGACGTGAAGGTTTGTTCATACAGTTGCTGGAAACCGTACACCCAAATGAGGCACAGTTGATGCTGCATATCAAGAATCAAAATCTGCCGGACTTGTATCCAAACATCACACACAAGTTAGTTGCAGACCATGGATTTGTACCGCAACCTTCAGAGAAAGAGAAACCAGCAGCAAAAAAATCTGGGGCGACTACTTCCGCCATCTTATCACCAGAAGTAAACCCAACCCTGTCCGTTGGTGTGTAAACAGAGATGAATCTATTCGTTGAGATACTGCTTTGGATTATGATAATTCCTGCGTCGATGATATTGATATTGACCCTATGGTTTCTAGTCCTATACGCATGGGTCATCCTCACATCCATCGGTAAGAAATAATGAAAGACAGATACGTTGTAACCTACTTAGAAATGGCAGAGACCTTTTCGAAACTATCCCATGCAAGTCGGTTGAAGGTAGGTGCCATTATTGTCAAGGATGATCGTATCATATCGCTTGGTTATAATGGCACACCTGCTGGATGGGATAATACCTGCGAAGACGTGATAGAGCACTATGAAGACGGTGGCATGATCACCAGAACTAAACCAGAGGTAATGCACGCAGAGGAAAACGCAATCTGTAAACTGGCAAAGAGTACTGAGTCCGGTGAAGGATCTGTTATGTTCTGTACCCATGCCCCGTGTATCGCCTGTGCCAAACTAATCTATGGTGCCGGTATTAGTAAAGTGTTTTACCGCAATATATATAGATGTACAGATGGAATAGATTTTCTCGAGAAGTGCGGTGTCACAACACATAGGGTAGAGCGATGAATATTATTTTAATGGTAATTGCAGTATTGTTTATTGTATTTTGCTTCTCACAACCATTTTTATTTGCAATGTTATATACAGTATTATCAATTATTGGTCTGTTCATAGTTTTCGCGTTGGTTGGATATATTATTGTCAGTGAATTCACTGAATGAAAACTCGGCAAAACCTCACGGCAATCATCACAGATCGCAGGGGTAATGTTCTGAGTATTGGCAAGAATAGTTATGTAAAGACGCATCCGTTGCAGGCACGACATGCAGCAATGATGGGCGTGCCAGATAAGATCCACCTGCATGCTGAGATACATGCCATCACACTCTGTAAGAATCTTGACAAAGCATATAAGATTTCAGTGTTCCGATATAACTCCAAGGGCAAGACACTACTTGCCAAACCCTGCAGCATATGCCAAAGCGCAATCAAATCTACCGGAATCAAGATTATTGAACATACTTGATTTGACCTTTATTCAGTAATAGAGTATACTTGTTTATATATGGAGGTAGTATGAAATGCGTGTTGACAGTGCAATTAGATGCAGAGACTGGTGAGCATATGTTGGAGTTTCCAGATGATCTGATGACAGAGGTAGGTTGGGAGATTGGCGATAGCATAACGTGGACCGATAATAAAAATGGTTCCTTTACATTATCCAAGTCAGTGAACAAGTGGCATCAATTAGAATTATCATTGTAATATAACTATAGGAGTGAATATATGAACTACTGGGGTGAACATTTAATTTTGGATTGTGCTGGTGGAAATGATAACATTAAAGACCGCAAGCAAGTGTATGATTTCGTAAAAGAGTTAGTGCCGGCGATCGATATGAAAGCATTTGGTGAACCTTTGATTGAACACTTTGCTGCGCATGCTGAAGACAAGGCAGGATTTTCTCTGGTGCAATTGATTGAGACATCTTGCATCACTGCTCACTTTGTAAATTCCTGTGGTGATTTCTATCTGGATATTTTCTCATGCAAGCACGTTGATGAAAAGATTGCCATTGAGATTGTAAACAAGTACTTTGCACCTAAGACAATCAAGAAGCACTTTCTAACACGTCAAGCATAATATGAGCGATTTAGATTTACGCCAAGAGTTTGCTGCATGGTGCAAGGAACATGCTTTCACCATGGATAGTGATTTGCAGGCAGCGTTTGTGGCAGGTGCAACTAAGATGCAACAACATTATACCAAACCAAGTTTTC